ATGATGGACAGCGCACCGCAAGCTACCGATCCGTTGGAGGAAGATGATGCACCGGCAGATACGGAATAGCTGGAATACTCAAGAGATTGAAGTCTCTCGCGCAATGGAACGAATATACGGTGCCGCGCATCGTCAGCCAGGTTCGGGTAATCAAGCCGGAAAGCCGAATGATATAGTTGTTCCCGGTTACGCGTACGTCGAGTGTAAGAACACAAGCCGCTCGCAAATGATTGTGAAGTATTCATGGCTTGCGAGCTTGCGAAAGTTATCGTTACCGCTGCGTGGATTCCTTGCGATTAAGTTCAGTCTCGATTCCAGTTCAAATTTCTACATTGTGGAAGATTGTATATTTGAACATCTTTTGACATGTGAGCGTGAACTTTCGGCATTGACGAACGCAAACGAGATAGAGCAAGAAACAACATAATTGTAGTGCAATAGAATGTATCACTGAGTATCGCGCTATAATGAGTGAATAATGCGCGATCTCAATCCGATGAATGAATACAAGTTCGCGACTTTACGAACGCTTCGCGAATGTCTGCGTACGCTTGGTTCGCTAAATCAGTGTGCTAGGTACTACAACGACTTCACATCGGCTGCGATCATGCTCGATCTCTCGGCTGCGATGGGCGACGATCCATCACGCCGGGTGACAGTCTTGACGGATCGGCAGAAGCAGGCAATCACTCTGCACCTCATTCACGATATGCACGTGGATGTGGTTGCGGAGGAAATGATGGTTCAGCGCCGTGTCGTCTATTTGTTGGTCAACAACGGATTGCGAAGGCTACTCGCTTATCTCCAAGACGGGACGCTTCCCGACGAGTGGCAACAATGGCAGTTGGACTATGTTAGACGAAACGCGACTCGTCCACGTCAAGAGATCGCGGATCATGTCGGGCGCACATGTGTTGCCGTCCGAATTATCATTTCAAAACTCCGTAAGAACGGAGAACTTGTTGAAAGCAGTCGCAGACGCAATCTTAGCGGACGACCGCCGCTCGAACGAAAGTCAGCTTGAGCATCCGTTCCTCAACGACGATCAGCTAGAGTATCGGTACGCGCACGAGTATTGCTGGCTTCCCGAGGTGCTAGACAATACGCTCAATCTTCGAGGGCGGCGCGCATGATACCGAAGATGGACGAAACGATTGGGCATTGTTTCCGCTTGTACGTCGAACTCGGCGAGAAGCGCTCGATCCCGAAGCTCTGGAAGCATGTGCAGACGCTCGATCTCGGCGTGACGCTGCGGCAACTGGAACGGTGGTCGCAGCAGTATCATTGGCGTGAAAGTGCGGTCAAGACTGTCGAAGTCATCGCGCAGCGCACGGAAGAAGTGCTGCTCGAAGACAGCGTATCGCGGGCGCGTAAGCTGATTACCGGCTTGCGTTCGATCCAAGACAAGTTCATCGAGCGGCTCGCGATTGATCCGCACGATCCGCTTCTCGATGACAAGCAAAAGATGCGCGCCATTGATCCTGATTTCCGCGATTTCCAAGAAGCCGTGAAGCTCGAACGATTGATCCTCGGCGATCCTACCGAACGTCGTGAGGATGTTACCACGTCGCGCCTCGTAGTCGAACTCGGCGAATCGGAGCTACTCGACGCAGCGCGAGCGATTGCAGCTAAGCGTTACGGGTTGCCAACGCCTGCCGACATCAAAGCTATTGCGATGACTATTGAACAAGAATCACCGTGAGATATGTCATCGACTTCATACTTGGTTGCGTTCTTGCGTTTATAGCATATCATGTTGGTCACGCGCAGTCTGATTACGACGCGAAACGCGATCATCGAGCGCGTGATCGCGCTAATATGCCACCTGCGCCCACGCCGCAAAGTACAACGGTGACGTTGTACGAAGGCAGCAGACCGCGCAAGTCGGCGGAAGATAAATGAACCCGGCGGAACTCTCGGCCCAGCTTGTAGAGAAAACTCAATTCGGTTATGCGCTGGAATATGTATGTCTCGACGGTAAGCCGTTTGATTTCAGCGATCATAACTACCTGCTTGATATGTATGCAGATACACATCCGTATCAGGTAGTTGAGAAGGCTGCGCAAATGGGTGCGAGCGTCATCGGCATGATCAAGTCGTTCTTTGTGTGTGACAAGTTAGGTAAGAATGTTATTTACTTCTTTCCGACTGATGAAGATGTTCGTGAGTTCTCGAAATCGCGAGTTGCACCAATCATTCGCGACTCTCCTCATATACGCGCTATTGTGGATGATGTCGATTCAGTCTCATTGCGGCAGGTAGGTCGAGGCTTTCTGTACTTTCGCGGCATGCGTTCAAAGATACGCATGAAGTCGGTTCCCGCTGATATGCTCGTGTTCGACGAACTCTATGAAGTGTCGGCTGATCAGTTCGAGCTTGCCGATCAACGCTTGAATCACTCAACGTTGAAATGGCGCTACATGCTATCGACTCCAACGTTCGACAATTATGGTATTGACTACCAATTTCAGAAGTCCGATCAACGTTATTGGAACTTGATATGCAAGAAGTGTCTCACGTACAACATCATGGAGAAGCAATGGCCGGATTGTGTATTTCGCGAAGACGAACTTACCGCATATCTGATTTGTCGGAAGTGCAACGCTAAACTCGATACGCAGTTTGGCGAATGGGTTGCTGAAAGACCGAAGACGCAGCGCATTCGTGGCTATCATTTATGCGGGCTTTACAGTGTGTATGCTGATCTTCCGGGTTGGCTCGATGACTATTATAGCGGTCGCAAGCGTGAGGAGTTTATGCGCTCGCGTCTTGGTTTGCCGTGGGTATCCGCTGATCAGCGAGTTACCGAGGATGTGGTTTTGCGCTGCGTCGATGGGCATGAAATGGGTCCTGGCATTCCGCATTCATACATGGGCGTCGATCAGAAAGGCGATATGTTGCATGTCGTTATTCGAGCGCCACACAAGATCACGAAGCGTCCGACGATCCTATTCATCGGAACCGTCAAGACGTTCAACGAACTCGACGCTCTTATACGCATATACGATGTTGATATGTGCGTCATTGATGGTCTGCCTAACCAACACAGCGCCCGTGACTTTAGTATGCGTTTTCCTGGGCGTGTCAGTTTGTGTTACTACAACGACAATCAAAAGGGTGCATATAAATGGACGGAACCGCGAGCGTTTAGTGATAGTGATTCGCCGGGTGATTATCAAGTAATCGTCAATCGCACTGAAGCGTTGGATGATATGTTCGAGGAAGTTACGCATCGCGAGCTTTCGCTTCCGAAAATCAATGATGATGTGACGAACGCATTTGTGAAGCAGTTGTGCAACCTTGCGCGCATTAACGAGCTAGACGACGATGGCGGTGTGATGCAAGCCGTCTGGAAGCGACTCGGCGAGGATCATTTTGCACACGCTAATTCGTATTCGGCGATTGCACGGGCACGATTTGATTCCGGCCCTGCACAAGCAGTCGTTGTCAATTCGCCGTTGATCGCGCAAACGCAATATAGTCGTCGCTACGAGCAAGGGAGTCGGTACTAAGATGAAGCCGTTAGCCGAACTAATCGCTGATGCTTTGATATGGTGCGGAGCGGTATCTGTCATCACGCCGGAAGCTGCGGCAATGCCTGCATGTGCGCCGGTAGTCACGGTTCCGAAGCACGACCGTCGCGATCTCGAACAGTCAATGCTCACTACGAATCCGATAGCGTACGACGGCGATACCGAGTTCATCGAAGCTGCGTTGCCGAAGATGACGCTGTTCGATCTCGCGAACCCGGTTGATCATTTGGGCATGCCATACGAGGTATCGGCAACCTTATACGAAGCGGCGGTTAACGGTCAGTCGTATCGTCTTACGAAGATCGAGGGCCGGGAGAACTTGCGCGAGGCTGTCGCCAAGGCCGCGATTCGCTGGGCCGATCTCAAAACGACGCTCAACCCAAGACACATGCGCGAAGCGCGGTCGATGAGTCGCGAGCAGGTAATCGAGGCGGCGGCGAAACGACTGCAAGAGGGCGGCTTTGATGGTGGCTATGCCGATTCCGGCTATGCCGGATCGCAAGGCCAATCGTTCAACATGAACGATCATTACGGCGACGGTCGTGATTCAAACGCTGAGTACATTCCGCTCATGGGTGGACCGTACTCGAAGCAGCTTTATCTTTATCAGTATCTCGACATGCATCGCAAAGCATTCGAGGCGTACAATCACAATCCAATCGCGCATCAACTAGTCGAGATGACGACGGCGTTCGTTCTTGGTCGCGGCATTGATCATCAATCAACGAACAACGATGTTGATTCCGTATGGCGTGAGTTCACTGAGCGCACGAGCTTTTACGAAGACCTTGAGAACATCGCGAACGATTTGTGGTGGCAAGGTGAGCTTATGCTTGAGTTCTACGATGATGAACCGAAGAAAGGTTACACTGACTATCGGATGATCGACCCATCAACAATTTGGGAGATTGTGACAGACGCGGAAGACATGCAGAAAGTCTTCTATTATCATCAGCAATATTCGACGCCGATGCAGCAATACATCAATGACAACAACACGCAGTCAACGAAGTACATCATCCGTCAGATACCGGCTGGCGATGTGCTGCATCGGAAGCTGAACGTGTCGAAGTATGAGAAGCGCGGACGCACTGATCTATTCTCCGTTCTCGGCTGGCTCAAGCGTCTGAAAGACTTGATGAACGCAAGAGTTGTCAAAGGTCAACTAGAAGCTGCGTTCGTTTTCGACATCGAAATCAACGCCGGCGATGCTGCTGTTGCGTCGGCAAATATGCAATTGCCGGATGCTTTTAAGCCGGGCAGCAATTGGGTTCATAACAAGAACGCGCAAATGAAGCCGGTAGCGTCAGGCATTCGTGCGAACGAAGCGCAGCCGGATGTTGCTGCGCTCATCAACTTGATTGCAGTTGGCTTTGGTGTACCCGCGCAGTTTCTTGGTGAACAAGGCAAAGGTGCAAGGGCTGGTGCGCTTGTTGCAACGGAACCCGGTACCAAGCGATTCGAGAAGCGGCAGCGATTGATCGAGAGCATTGCACAGGCCGTATGTGATCGTGTCATCGACGTTGCCGTAAAGGGTGGTAAGCTCGACATTGATGAAGCGTTGCGCGATGCGCGCAGTGTGCAGCGGCTTGGTAAGCTTAATGCGAACTTGCCGACACGTGACGACGTGTCTGAGGAGATGCAAGAGAAGAACGAAGAGTTCGCCGATCAACAGCAGGGACAACAAGCTGATCAGATCGCGCAGCAGCAAAAGATGGTTGCAACGCAGGGAAAACAGCAGCACGAGCTTGCATTGAACGATCAGAAGAACCAGCATCGGCAAGCTCTCGCGTCGATCAAAGGCAACTCATCGAAGACCGTGCATACGATCACCGAGAAGCGCAATACGAATGTGACTGAGGCACAAGTTGGTCGTTCATTGCGTCTTGTGAGCAGTAACGATAACATCAACGAAGCAGCGTCGTCGAAGAATGATGATGCGAAGAACACCGGCTCGCTTAGTGAAGATCAAAAGGCGCGCATCAAAGCGATCAAAGAATCAGGTCGGTACGCGAAAGAGTTTATTGAGTTCATCTTTCCAAGTATCGCGCAAGAGGATCGCAGCGCGAAGCTCAAAGACTTGGCGCTCGCCGAGGCGATGCAATGGTTGCCTAAGTCCGTGTCGGCGACAATGGCAGCGAAAGAACTGAACATCACGACCTACTCGTTCACCGAGTCGTGGGCACAGATTGTCGAAGAAGCCGAGATGGGTCTGTCGATGGCGCACGTGTACGCGCAAGACAACCAACATACACCGGCGACGGCAATGGCTCAAGACGTGCAAGAGGAAGAACAAGCGAAGCAGCCGATAGCGCCGCAGAATCAAATGACGAACGTGCCGATACCGCCTGCGGTTGCTGGCGACAAGCTCATGCCTGCCGCTCAGCAAGGCGGCGCTCCCGGTGGTGCGGGCGTAAAGACGCCGGGAAGCTTGCCGAACAGTGGAGCGACCAAAGTCAACAAGCATAGCGGCCCGAATCCGAACGACACCGATCCAACGGCGAAGCCACATGGTTACAGTGCAGCGGCGAACAACCCGATGATCGGTGCCGGTGCGTCCAAGATACGCAAAGCATCAGGGCGTGAAGCTGCTGCACGTAAGGTCGCGATCTACGATCAATTGCTGCGCGAGGCCGTTGGCCCAGCTACCGCCCTGCGGACACGACTAGCACAGACGATTCTCGCAAATCAAGAAGCGGCGAAGGAATTGATTCCCGAGGCTGACGATGACAAGTGACGACACTTGAGGAACTCCGTGAGTCGCAAACCAAAGCGATCACGGAGATGCTCTTACATGCGCATAGCAAGCACGTAGCGGGCCTTGAAGCGATGATCTTGCGTTATCAGCGAGACTTGCTCGACACGGTTGAAGCGAGTCGTCATGCGATCACAACGGCGGCGGACAATCACGTTACGCTCGCCGTCGTTTTGAACAACGTGATCCATGACTTCGATATGTTGGCGCGTCACTACGTTCCAAAGGCGTGTGACTTTGGTTTTGCTCGTGCGCTCACTGATCTACAGTCGCGTGGATGGTTGCGGCACATCCACGGAACGCCGCATGCCGATGACGCGTTGTCTGCGCCGGTCTTGATGCAGAACATTCGGTATCTGCATGATTCGCTTTTACCAGCGATGCACAAGGCTATTTTCGATTCAGCTTCGCCGGATGCCAAGCTCACGGCGATGAAGGCGCGGATCGGATCATACGCGCATTGGCTTTGGCGCTCGTCGGAGCAGGCGTACATCACGACCCTGCGGGACTTCGCCAACCGGGTGAAGGTCAGCAAGAAGGTCTAACCTTCCAGTGCAGGCTACCTCTCAATTGAGGTAGTCTTTTGCATGTGAAGGGGTCACGGCTGAAACTGAAGGTGTCACGGGCCGGGTCATGCGGAGCATGAAGGCTACAACCAAAACGACACCCACTCGCTCCCGCTGCGCGGTATGTCGCAAGCTCGCACCGGTGAAGCAACTCGACGACTACTCGGGCAATGGCAAGGCTTGCGCGGCATGCCGCCTCGCCGAAGCCACGTGCAACATCATCACGTCGCGTGAACCGTATACTACCTGCGATGCTAAGGCGTATATCCACACCAACGACGGCTACGTGTGCGAAGCGCACTACTACGAGTTCTACGGCACGTGCGAAGGCTGTGGCACGGTGCAAGATGCTGACGCGTTCTTCGATCCGAAAGGACGCGGACTGTGCGCGTCGTGCGTTGAGAGCGAAGACGCGAAAGAAGCTGCGGCACAAGTCGAGTACGAAGTGCAGGATGCAAAGTATCAGGTGTTCGAGCGGCACTTGGCAACGTGCAAGAATTGCACAGGCTATATGATCCTGACGCTGTGTCCGGTTGCCGTGGCGCTGCGTGAAGCGGTAGGTGTCTAATATGAAGGTACAATTCGAGACGACCAAGATGCCCGCGTTTTGGGCATCGTATCTCATCAACGGCGATGCGTCGGGCATCACCTTAGTCGAGCGTCATGCAATTGACGCATACTTCAAGCGCAACGACATCGTTGATGTTGTTGACTGTGCGGACGAAGCTCATTTCTCGAAGTGCTTCGATCTCTACGGCGGCGATGAATTGGAAGGCGACATCCTCGAATACACGGTGCGTTACGCACAAGAAACGGAAGGCTACAATGGCTGACATGACTGCGCTTTGGCGCGAAGACGCTGACACGAACGAAGTGGTCGCAGCGTACCAAGAACTCATCAACAGCGGCCAGTGCTGGCACATGGAGGGCCACACGGGACGCACGGCGATGCAGTTAATCGAAGACGGATACTGCATTTTGGGCGAAGTCGGACACAAGGACTATTGGGGCAACTACGTGCCGTCGCGCACCGAAGTGAAAGCCGGTACAAAAGGTAGCGTGGAGTACGCTCACAACCTCACGGGGTTCAAGCTAAATGGATGATGAGGACGCGAAACGTTTAATCGCTCTTGTCGGTGCATCGCTCGACCTAACGAAGCTGCTCTTGGTCGAGATGAAGATGCTCAGAGAAGACATCACCGGCATGCGAAGCGAGTTGCATGATTTCCGCAAAGATGTCGGTAGTTTGTTTATCGAACACGATGCGCGCTTGAAATCGTTGGAGGCGTAAGATGAAAACGATGAAGATGCTCACCAAAGACGAACTCGATCTCGATCCCGAACTCTATCCGCAGGTCAACAAGTGGCTCGAACGCGGTGATGGTATCGCGGTATACGAGAACCACGACTTCGGCAGCGCGACAATGGGCCATCGGCAGTTCGTGTCCTATGGCTCGCCTTCGGCGATGTTGGAAGTTGATGTTCCACCACAACGCCTTCCCGACATCGGGAATGCGATCAATTGGCGCTTTCAACTCATCGGCGTGTATCGCGGTGAGCTACTGTGAGTCAGTGGTTCATCGTGGTTCAGCAGTCGCCGTATATCTATGCGAAGCGCGTGATCTCAGAAACGGTTGGACCGTTCAAGACGCTCGACGCAGCAGCGACATTTGCCGCAGAGAATCTGTCTGGTTACTCGATTGTGGAGAACGTATCACCAACGGCGTTCAAGCGGCGGGTGCGCGCAGCATGAACAAGGATATGCGTGGCAAGGCCCATGTGGTCATCCAGCGGCTCAGCGATACATGGGCACGGACGGTCGGCGATCCACGTGTGCTGAAACCCTCAGACATGGCACCGGCCGTATGTCCACGGTGTAAGATTCATCCGATGACAGCGATGGAAGTCGATGTTGAGAACGAGTATCTCATCGGTGGTAAAGGGATTGCTGTCTACATGCGCTGCCCGTGCGGTTATGAGTCTGAGATGGGCGCACGGACTACGGCTAAGTTCTAAGCATCACAATCACTCTCTGAAAGGCTACAACCTGATGTCACAATATGATCATTCCATCGACGGCATTCGCGAACACTATCGGCGCAACAACGGCGGTCACTGGTTCAGCACCGACACGTTACGGTTTTGGGGATCGCGATTCAGTGAGATCACGTTCACTACGCCGAACGATGGAAGCCGCGTGTGGTTCGTATCGTCGGAGCACGACTTCCATCGCAGGACGCGGCTCTATACGGTGCGTGTATACGACTACACCACGTTCCAGGTTGACACCGTTGGTGAGTTCCAAGCGTACAAAACGTTGAAGCAGGCGCAGGCGGCGGCGAAGTTCGTTGCAGGGGCGAAGGTTCCAGCGTGACACAATTAAGCAAACAGGCGTGGTGGGCGATGCGGCAACGTCGCCTCCGCGCTCTCGCCAATCAGCAGGTGCAAGATGAGATCGCGGTTGCGAACTCGATCCTGGAAGCTTCGCCCGAACTTAGTCGCGATCAAGCGTTGCGGGAAGCAGCGCAGATCGTTCGTAATCAGGAAACGTGGTCATGGTGACGATAGCGAGCAACGTCAATGAGTCCGCTATCTGACGCTGAGCGCAAGGCAAAACAACGTAAGGCGGCGGTGGATGCTGGGCTCTGCAAGGACTGTATGCAGCGCCCAGCTACACGCGGGAAACGCTGCGAGGAGTGTGCTAAACTAGAAGTCGAGGCTCAACGCGAAAGGCGTCGTCTTGCTCGGTTGACTTGAATGATAGCGTAACGGCCTTGTTCGCTGGGCCGGATGATCGGGAAACATGCGACGAAGGTGGGCCGGATGATACCGGTTGTGATGGTGCGGTCAATGGTGGTCCGTACACTCTTGCAACCGTTCCATTACCCGGCTCTTTTCGTTGTCAGACGAATTGCCGACACTTCATTCAACTCGATGGCGATGCACCCGAAGGCGTCGAGACAATTGATTGGAATAACCGGCTCGGCTTCATCTATTCGGATGATGAAGACAACGTTGATCAACCTGATGAAACAGACGAATCGTTAGACGATCTCCTTGCCGAAGAACCGGATGCTGAGAGCATCACTTCATACATCGATAAATACGGCATCGATGCGGTAAAGGATCAAGCCGACGCTGGCTTTGATGAGACTGATTCGGAGACTGCACAGGCGTTAGCCGATTCGCTTGATGAAGCAGAACCGGACGAGAACTGGCACACTGAGGTCCGTGCTGATGGGCGTTGGTATGTTGTCAACAGTGATACGCAAACGCTGCAAGAGTCACTGCGCGAAGGTGGCATAGGTAGTGGTGATTTCAACCATCCCGGTGATCCTGGTCATGTCGGTGGATCGTCAAGCGATTATGGCGGCAATCACCGACCCATGACGGCTGATGGCGGTGCGGCGGCATTGCACGAGATCGACAAAGCGATTCCCGATATATACTCGAAAGAAGCGTTGCATTATTACGGTGAAGGTGATGCGCCACTTGATCGCAAGACATTAGCGATCTTGCGTAGTGTGCGCGGCAAACCTGATGCGCCGGTGATGATCTATCGCGCAGTGCCGAAATGTGTTGCTGCACAGATCAATCCCAAAGATTGGGTCACGATCAACAAACAATACGCGATCAATCATGGCGAATCAACATTGCTCGGCTCGTATCAGATTGCAATGAAGCAAGTCAAGGCGCGTGAGTTGTTCGGCAACGGTGATTCGATTCACGAACAAGGCTATTTCCCATTGACCGGAGAGGTACCACCGATGTTAGAAACGATCAAGCTTACGAGCAAGAAGCTCAAGCTGCGCGAAGGTGGTGCAGGCAGCGGTAATCATGCTCACGGTGGGAGGCCGGGTCAAGTTGGTGGTTCGGCACCGGACAGCAATGCGTGGGCGATTGGCGATGGTCCGTCAATAGATCAGTTAGACAAAGTGAGTCCTCATATCTATTCTAAAGATGCGTTGAAGCATTATGGTACCGGAAATGACACACTCGATCACAAGACGCTTGCGATCTTGCATAGTGTGCGCGGCAATCCTGATGCGTCAGTGACAGTCTATCGTGCAGTGTCGAAAGCCGATCTTGATCCGACGATTCATAACTTGGATTATGTTAGCGTCAACAAGCAGTATGCAATCAATCAGGCAAAGCTAAAGTTTACTGATGGTCATTTTCAGATTGTTGGTATGACTATTCCGGCGCGTGACCTATACGCTAATCCGAAGTCGATTCAACAGCAAAAGGTGTTCAGTCAAAACGGCGAAGGCGCTATAGACATACGCCACGGCAAGCATGTTGAATATATCGAGGGTGAGTACGAAGACATTACGCACCTGCGTATTCCAAAGTTGCCCGACATTCCAATTGTCGAGAGTTCGAGCAACGGTAAACTCAAGCTGCGTGAAGGTGGTGCTGGTAGCGGCAATTATGGTCATGCGGGCAGACCGGGTGAGGTTGGTGGTTCATCGAGCGGCGATTCACATTCAGACATAGCGAAGACAGTGATTGCTGGTGCTGAGGCAGTTGCTGGCGCAGCGACGACGGTAGGTGGAGTGATCGCTGCTAAAGTGATCGTCGGCGGGGCATTAGCTGCGGCTGCTGCGCGTGATCGGAAAGAATCTGATAAGAAGTACCAAAAGGATCGAGAGCAGTGGCAACGTGACATCGCAGAACGGGAACGCATGCGTGCTGCTAGAGATGGCGTCAATTACAAACCGTATGAAGGGTTTAGTGCTGAAGGTTTTCCGATCATTGAGGCTGCGCGTGGTGCAAAGCTCAAGCTGCGTGAAGGTGGTGAAGGTAGCGGTAATCATGGTCACGCTGGAAGACCGGGTGAAGTCGGTGGATCAGCATCAGGCGGCTCGACTGAGGATGATGCGTGGGCTATTGCTGACGGTGCTTCGGTCGATCAGCTTGATAAGGTCATGCCGCGCATCTATTCTGCGCAAGCATTGCAGCATTATGGAACAGGTCATGATCATCTTGATCAGCAGACACTAGCGATCTTGCATGGTCTGCGCGGCAAGCCCGACGCGTCGGTTACAATCTATCATACGGTTCCTATTCACACGCCGCGTGAAGCACAGCGCATTCATTCGATGGATTATGTGAGCGTAAACAAGAATTACGCAATGAATCAAGGTCGAGAGAAATACGGCGGCGAGTTCTTGCTGCTGAGCCGTGTTGTCAAAGCTGCTGACTTGTACGGCAGTCCGAAGTCAATCCACGTGCAGAAGTGGCTCTCGCCCGAGGGGTTTGGTGTTGTATCCAAGCACAACGCGAAAGACTACATCGAGGGCGAGTGGGAAGACATTACACATGTGCGCTTGCCGCCAATCGTTGAGAGTGTGTGCAATGGAAAGCTCAAGCTGCGCGAAGGCGGCATTGGTAGCGGGTTTGAGGGACATGCAGGCATTCCGGGGCATGTAGGCGGCTCGGTAGCGCGTGACGGTGGCGGCGGTGCGGGCACTGATCTTTATCTTCCAGTTGATACGTCTTCTGGCAATTGGGACCGTGCGATAAAGACCATCACGGACAGACCCGGCAAGCATGAGTATGATGTAGACAAGACCGGCAACGGCTTTCCGCTTGAAGTGAATGGCTTTGACTACGGCGGCATCGCAGAATTTAGTGACAAAGTGAAAGCGCAGATAGATAGCGTCAAGCGATCAATTCTCGATGCTATTGTGCGTAACGCAACGACGAATAGTGCTATTCCCCGCCTCGCTGATGTATTCTTTGCAAAGGCTTGGAAGCATGAAGGACACCTTAAATTAGAAGCGGCGCGATCATTAGCGATGACGTTCGCAAACTCGCCGCTTGGTGCGGTTGTTGGCTTTGAGTTGAAAAAGATTGGTTGGAATCCTACGCGAAAGGCTGACAATTATGCAGTTTACTCGCGGGCAACGAACTCTATTGATTACGCACGGTTGATTACTGATCACGAAATGGGTCACGTTTTGTTTAATACCATGAGCCGACAAGAGAAGGGTGCATGGTATAACATATGGAGGGAGTCACAACAGCTAGAGTTTTTCTCACCATACTCGCATACTGACAGCAGTGAAGCGTTTGCCGAAGCGTATACGTCTTACGTGAATGCTCTTGAGGAAGAAAAGCCTGGTTATGAGGAGCAAACAGGTCCTAGTCGCTATAAGTTACCCGAACGCTATAAGAGGTTCATGGAGGCGCATAATGTCACGCGGTTCAGTGCTAGTGACAGATACACGCAGTATGGCAGCAGCGACTTCAGAGCGAAACCAATAGACGCATCGCCGCGCCTTCCCTTCATGCTCGAATCGAATGTTGATGATACA